CCAACATAAGCAATAAGAAAATTATTAACAACATTATCTAATGATATATATTGATATTCACCAAATCTTTCACTACCAGCTTTTTCTTTTACCAATAATGTATATCCACTAATTGGCGCGTTTGTTGTGGTGCCACTTGTGCCATCTGCTAATTCTGTTTCATTATTAGTTCTTCCTGTAAATGTTAACGTTGGTTGTGAGAAAGTATAGTTTGCTGGGTCAATTTCATTTCCATTTATAAATACTTGTATAGTAGATTCTACTAAACTACTTAATGTAGGAAAATATACTGATGTTAAAGTAAATACTGTAGCTGTTCCATTAGGATCCGTGCTCCATGTAGTTTGGCTTTGTCTGTAATATGATTCTTGTGTTTGATTGAATAATCCTGCCATTTAATTATGTTTTTTGTTGTTGTATATCTTCCATATTTTCTTTATCTGCAACTTGATAAACATCAGGTGATTTCATTGCAATACCTGCTAATTCTAATATCTTTATAACCAAATTTGGTTCTTCTGAAGGATGTAATTCAAAATTTGTTGATGCTGCACTATTATATAATGCATCATTATTTGAATCTAATACATAACCCCAAGTAACCTCTGTTGGTTGTTTTATATAATCGATTTCAATTAAATCATCTGTTAGTAATTCCGTAAAATAAGGGGATGTTGTTTTTCCAGTATATACGTTAATTTTTGAACCTTGTCGTACGTATATTGGTCTTGTTGTGGTAGGTAATGTTAAATTACTTGTAAGTATTAATTTTAAATCTTTTTTATTTACATATTCACATTCATAAAATGTACCTTCAATACCACTAGTTGCAATATAACTAACTGTTGATAATTTATGTAATGCAGATGGTAAATCATAACAATCAGTGGCGCTATTATAGTCACCTAAACTAGTATTAAAAACTTCAAATAAAGCTATTTTTTCTTCAATACCTGTTACCATATCAGCATGTCTAGTATCATTGCCACCTATTCTTAAAAATTGATTAAGATCATAAAAATACTGTTCAAATATTTCTAATTGTGATTGATTAGCAAATCTATTAAATTCCAAAGGTGTAATATAACCTCTCTGTTCTTTATTTGTTATTGATTGTACTCTTTGATATACCGTATTAACATTAACACTCATAATTTCTTTTTTTTATAGTAAGTAGTCACCTATAGAGATGACTACCTCTATAAAGTGATTATTATTTTAATCGTTTTTCTAAGTTTTTAAAAACTTCTAATCCTTCATCAGTTTTAAACCAAGATGCTAATGCAGAATAAGGATGTTCATCAAATGGAACAGTCATTATTTTTCTACCTGTATTAGTCCATGTAAATGATCTATTATCTGGTGATAGGGTTAATAATCTAGCTTCAGTTGCTTTAATACCAAAGTTTCTAAGTTGAACATTTTCATCACTTACTAATTCCAAAAATAATTTTGGATTTTTTTTAGCAAATAATAAAACATCTCTCTTTATCTCTTTGGATGTCATTTGTGAAACTGAACTTCCCTGTTCAACTCTTAATATAGCTTCTGCTTGATCTATATCAACTTCTTTAGCTATATTTAAAGCTTCAATTTCCATGTTCAAAACATCTATATCATCTTCAGCTTCCTTAACAGGATTGAATTCACTATAAATTCTATTCCTATCAGGATGATAAATTGATAATAATTTTTGTAACACTTGTTTTTCTCTAGGTACGTGTAAAACACCATCTTCAAAAACAATATGACCAAGTCTAGCTTCGCCATGAAATTCATCAACAAAAGGTGTTCTCTGATTTAATGTGAGTTTCATTTCTCTCTCATATCCTTTTTCCTCATCAAACCAATATATACCTCTTGATTTTATTGTATATGTAAGTGGTGATAAACCCTTTCGTAAAAAATATGTTCTATCTTTTACTTCCCAAGAATCTTTTTTTGATTCTTGTTTTTTAACAATTGGTTTTTCTTCAACTGCTATAGGAGTTTCTTCTAAAGAAACTTCCTCTTTCTTCTTTTTTGTCATAATATAATATAATTAAATAATTTAAAAAAATAAAACTACTCCCTCCGTAGAGGGAATAATTTTATATATTAAGTTGTATTAGTTAAGTAACATGAAGTTATTTGCTCCTTGTACTACTAAACATCTTTCTGATAAGAAATTAATTTCCATAGCATCAAGATCAGAAGTGATGTTTCCACCAACTGAACCTGTTATCCATGATTTTAGTCTCCTATCATCAGTTTGAGAAGCTCTATATCTAACGTGTAAGAATGGTCTTCTCATGCTTCTTCCAACTACTTCATCATAAACAGTTGAAGTACCTGCAGGAATTAACGCTGCTCTTACATCGCCAAAAGCGTCTTGTCCTCTTAATGTAGCATCATTTAAGTATTTCCAATCAGATTTATAAAAGTCATAAGACCCTCTTCTAAATCCAGAGAAACCTAAATTAAGTGCCATTTCTTCAGAGTTACTAAATACTCCGTAAGAAGTACCACCAGCTCCATAAGAATTCTGGGATGCTAACATATCATCAATTGCTAACGATACACTTCGATTACAGTAAAGCATATATTCTTCAATAGCACCTTGTTCATCGAATTTTTTAAGGATTTCGTCAAAAGATCCTAAATCATCAGATGCACTAGTACCAGCGATACCAGAAGTCACATGACCTCTTGCGGTAATAGCTGAGAATAAACCTTCACTACCTGAAACAGTACCTAAACTGTCAGTAATTTCAGTACCACCTCCAGCACTTACAGTAGTTTTTTCAGCCTCTAACATTGCCATTTCCAAATAATCATTGAATCTAGCTCTTGTGTCAGCTTCTGCTTTTAAATACCATAAATACCCTGATGTTCCATCTTCAGCGCTAACTTCAATCCAACCAATTCTTGCAGTATCAGATCCAGAAATTGAATAATGATCTTTTAGAATAATTGGTTTGTTGTTAAACGATTGAAACTCAGGTTGTACAGGATTATTACTTGAATAATCCGTTAAGTTTCCCATACCAGTAGTTCCTTTTTTAAATTCAGAACCATATACGAAAACTCTACCAGCTGTTCCACTTAAAGCAAATCCAGTAATATTACTTATTGCTGTACCTGTATAAGGTAAAACGGTAATAGTAGTTGCTGCTATAGCTGAAACGTATCCTCTAAATACAGTAGGACTTGCTGCGCCATCAGATACTAGAACTGTTTGTCCTACTCTAATTGCGTGTGTAGTGGCGGAGTCGGTAGTACCAACAGCGCCAGCTAATGTAATAATGTTCGTGGATTCATCCACACCGGATGCTCCAATTTTATAAGATAGATGTAATCTACCTTGTTCTGACCATATCACTTGATCTGAACTCATTGCCTCTTCTGCTCCAACTGCAGCTAAAAAGCCAGCTATGGTTCTTTTTCCATAAACTTCTGCTTCTTGCTCAATTAGATCAGGTAAGTACTGCTGAGACCAGTCATTACTACCAGATGTAAAATCTAAATAGTTAGTTGATATAGCCGCTTTTACTGCGGATGGTACACTATTGAGTGACCCTCCCGCGGTTGGGGTAATTGCTGCCATTTTCTATTTTAATTTAATGTTAAACTTTATTTACGTACGTTGAAACGAAATTTATTAACATTCATCGCATCATCTTGTAACACTTTCACTTTTAATCCACCTGCTTCAATTTCACCAAGACCTTGTCTAGGTTCCATATTTACATTTTTTGCTTTTGCTATACTTTCTTTTATAGCATCTGCTTTACCTTGTTCATAAAAGTGATTAGCTACATTATCAGCGTTCATAGCAGTAAATAATGATTTATGGTAACCTTTAGCATCTGATATTAATTGTGTTTTTCTATCAACAAACTTGTTGACAAAATTACCAATATCGCCTTGTGTTTCCTTAACATTATTCACATTTTTAACATTAAATCTGAATTTTTTTTCTCCAATGTTATATTCAAAACCTTTAAATTTGTTATTGAATACGTCATTAGTTTTTTGATTAAATACAGATTCCTGTTCTTTTACTATGCTATCCTGTTTAGTTCGCTCATCGTTGTATCTATTAAAGAAATTAATTGCTTTTTGTTGATCAGGTGTTAACTTAACACCAGCATTGATTTCTGAATAGTATTTGGACTTTAACCCGTCCAGATGGGTTCTAGCGTTGGCAACTTGCTCTTTAAACGCCAATTTCTTTCGTTTTATATCCTTTGGATCATCAACATCATCTTCATACACGAAGGTATCTTCAATTAAGAAATCAACTTCTTCGCTATTTAAATGAGGTTTAGTTTGTCTATAATACTCACGTAATATAGCTGTATCATCGTATTTATTATAGTCTTGATTTAATTTAACATAATCCTCAAGATCACCACCAGTTTCATCCATAAAGTCTACAACTTTTTGAATATTTTCTGGCAATTTTTTACCAGTTTTTTCTGTTTTTTCTATAGTTTCCTTTACAACTTCTTCAACTTTTTCAACTTCCTCTTTAACTTTTTCATCAGTTGTTTCACTTGTAATTTCTTCCAAAACTGGTTGTTCAGTTTCTTCTTCTTTACTTTCAACCTTTTCCACTTCCACTTTTTCTTGAATTTCTTCAATAACTTTTTCATCTTCTTGTTTAGGTTGATCATCTACAGGTTTTTCTGTAGTCTTTTCCTTAACCTCTTCTTTTGGTTGAGCTAAATTAACCTTAATAGGTGTATCATCTTGCTCATTATACTTTTTCATTTGAGGTTTTACTTTGACTTTTACTTTATCACCCTGAGGTGCTTCAGCATTTTTTTCGTCAATCATTGGTTTTTTTGCTTTTGCCATGATATAATATTATATAATTAATTAAACATAATGTATACTAAATGTATACAAATTTCTTATTTACATTCGTATGCAACAACTTTTCCAGAATTAAGTGTAAAAGTAGTCCATCTACCATGTAATATCGTTCCAGCTGGAAAACTATCACCAGACACAAGAGCTGTACCAGCATCTGTTCCTTCTGAATTAATCCAAACACTTATGTCCGCTGCTTCTCCGTCACTATCATCATCAATTTTCTCTGATACTAACGCTGTGAATGTAGTAGCTGCAATACATTCAATTGCACAAAAATAAGTTCCTCTTCCAGGAGTTTCAGCACTCGTGTCATCGATCCATCTTGAAGCTAGAATTTTTCCAGTCCAATCATTTGTTACTATTGCCATTTTATTATTATTTATTTGTTAAACATATTATCTTGGTCCAAATCTTCCTAATCCCATATCTCCCCCCATTATATCATTGCCTGAAGATTCAAATCTTGAATCACTTGCACCTCGATTTCTTTTGTCAATTGCTTTTCTTTGTTCGTCCCCTTGCATTCTCACTCTATCATCCTTACGATCTTCTTTTTGTATTTCTCTCCCTTGTGCACCTTGACCTTCTATTTGTTTTAATTGTAAGTTATATTGAAATTCTAAAGCCATTAATTCTTTTTTAAGTTCCGCTTCTTGTGTCATTTTATTAACTTCTAGTTCTGCTATTGTTGCTTCAAGTTGTATTTTATATTGATTTTTTACACCTTCTTTTTGTGTTTCAGCTTGAGCAGCAATTTGTTGTGCTTGAGCATTAGCTTGTGTTTGAGCTTGAATATTTTGTTGTTGTAGCTGTTGATCTCTTTGTATTTTGTTTTTTCTCCTAAGTTTTAATAATTGATTAGCTAACTTAATATTTTTAATTTCTCTAACATCAATAGCATCCTCAAGTTCAATATTATTGGATTGTAATGCCATTTGAATATTATTTTCAAGCATCTGTCTTTCTTCTTCATCTGGTTGTAGTTCTAAGAAAATACCAAAATCATACAAATGTAATTCTTGTATTTCACTTAATGTTGCTACATTATGTGCACCAATTGCTTGAATAAATGCCTCCTTTGTTGGGGAATATTCTAATACATCAGATATTCTTAATGATAAAGATTCAGCTGTTTCAACTGTTAAAAATAATCCACCTTGTAATATATGTCTCGTGGCTACATTTGAATTTGCTGCAGCAAGTTTTTGTACACCAACCAATGCATTTTTATCTGGTGTACTAGCATCTCTAGCTTCATTTAATCCAGTCACATCCCTTATCATTTGCATGTAATAATTATAAGTTTGAATTAAGGATTGTAATTTTGCTCCACCACTTCCACTAGAAATTTCTTGAATAGGTACTTTACCAGGATTTTGATCACCTTCTTGTGTAAATGATCTACCAATAACACTACCAGTTTGAAAGAACATGTTTAATGCTTCTTGTGGATTATAATTAGTACCGTTGCCTAAATCAACCTCAGCTAAACCATCTGCATCTAAATAAACACCATCAGGCACCATTCTAGATAATACTTGTTGAAGTTTTAAATGTGTTAATTGAATCATGTCAGCAAAACCTGTAATTCGTTTTACTAAAGATTCAATTTTACCTTTATACATTCTTGGAGCGATAATATTATAGTTCATTTTAACTTTAGTATAATCGCTTTTAGGCCTTATCATATTTTTAGCCAATTCCCATTTTATTAATTTCTTTGTACCTAATATTAAAGCACCTTCATATAAAACTTCAATAGCATTTGATAGTTTTTCAAATGGTACTTCTACACCCTCTGGTATGTCGAATGTATCATCTTTAGCAATAGCTTTTGAACCACCACTTGCTAATTGTTTTAGCTTATAAACCTCATGATTATATGTTTTATAATTAAAATATAATACTTGAACTACATTATTATCTACATTATTATTATCATACGTAATACCTTGTCTATTGGATGCTTGGGCATTTTGATGTGGTTGTTCTTCTATTTCAAATAAATCTTCATTTGTTAAATGTGGAAATTCCTTTTTAAGTTCATTGATTGGAAGATTTTTTACTTCACCACAATAATATATATCATCAAAATAAGGCGAATCTGTATGTGAATATACTAAATTTGCAGGATCAACATATTTAATAGTTATACCCTCTGATGTATTAAATTCATTTTTTACAACACCAATACCAATAACAGTTAAATCATAATATAATCTTTTCAAAGTATTCTCATACTTATTACCTGCAAATAATACACCTAATGCTTGTTCTTCAGCTAATTCAATTGATTGTTTATATGATAGCTGCATATGTAATTGTAATTCTTCTTGTGATCCAGGTATATCTTCTTTATTATTTTCAAATAAATTAATACCAAGTGTACCAAGTACATTAGCTTTATATTCTTCTTGATTCATATCTCTAATAAGAGATTCCATATATTCAGTTCTTTTTTGAACACCATAAGGATCTTGAGAATATGCTTTTA